GCACCACGTCGGACGGCCCGTTGTCCTGCGCGCCGAGGGGATGGGTGACCGCTCCGCTGATGTCTGGGTCTTGGCGGTTGTGGAAGGCCACGGCGTGGCTCGAGCACTCGCGCAATGTGAACATCGGATCACCTGGGTTGCCCATGGCGCTCCCGTCTCTGGCGATGCCCCTGTCGCCACGACCCTTCGCCCCGTCAAGAATCGGCACGGGGATCAGCCCGCCGTCGCAGTCGAAGTCGGTCCCGAGGCCACCGCCCGCAGTGCTGCGGCTAGGGAGTGTGGGAGCTGTCATCGCCACCAGCGCCTCGGCCTCTACGCGCTCGTTGCCCGTGCGACTGAATGGAGGGCCGCCGCCAACTGTGGGGGCAAGTCTTTGCCCCGCGTCTCGGCTCGGCGCAGGATCCCCGCGCAGGCTCGCATACTCAATGAGAACCGCTGCGGCACGTCGCCAGTCTCCAAGATGGCCGACAACGAACACGCGCTTCCGTCGCTGGGCCAGTCCGAAATACTGAGCGTCAAGAACGCGGTAGGCGAACCCATACCCGCACTCTGCCAGCCCTCGGAGCAAGGTGCCAAACGCCCGTCCTCCGTCGGCGGACAGGACACCGGGGACGTTCTCCCAGACCACCCATCGGGGCCGTAGTCGAAGAGCAATTGCAAGGTAGGTGAGCATGAGCGAACCACGCGGGTCATCCAAGCCCGCTCGCAGTCCCGCGACACTGAAGGACTGGCAGGGAGTTCCGCCGACGAGAACATCGACAGCTGCACCATCAAAGGTCCAGTCCTTGAACCGGGTCATGTCGCCCAAGTTGGGCACGGTTGGGTAGTAGTGCGCCAGCACCGCGCACGGGAACGGGTCCACCTCGCTGAACGCCACGGGCGTCCACCCCAGCGGGTCCCAGGCCACGGTGGCCGCCTCGATCCCGCTACACACGCTCAGGTAGCGCATACGGTTACCAGGGAATGTCGTCCGCCGTCAGGTGGATCAACCCGTCGTCAGGCGGGGGCGGGGTCCAGACCACCGGGAACGCATTGAACACGTCTTGCGGCACAAAATACGCCGGCGGCCGGTCATTCGGGGTGCTCTCATACTCTTTGCGCACCCCGTGCCGGCCGATGATCCACCCGCACAAGTCGTAGCGCACCAGGTCATGCTGCACCACCAGCACCCACGGGTGATCGATCGTCGGCTTGGCCACGTCGTCGGGCCGGATGATCAGCCGCCCGTCGTGGTGCGGGGTCATGCGAACCTGCTCGACGCCAAGGTCTTGGTCGTCCTCCCAGGTCGTGCCGGCGCCGAACCAGTAGCGGTCCAGGCCTTTGGCGCACGCCATCTCGCCCAGGCACCCCTGAATATGGCGCTCCAAAGAGTCGAGGTCGTTCCCGTGCTTGCCGTTGTCGGCCTTCGCCGCGATCCCGGCGTCGTTGCGGATCTTCGCCACGAACCGCGCCAGTTGCACCTCGCGCGGGCGCAGAACCACGGGGATCCTCTGGGGCTTCATGCCGGCACCGCCCGGTGCCAGAGCCTAGCGTCGTTTCCGAACACGCGCCAGCCCGCCGCCGGCTTGCGCCCGAACAGTTCCACCCGCGCGCCCTCGGGCCAGTGTTTGTCCAGATACTGCCGGAAGAAGTCCGGCTTGGCCGAATGCTCGGTCTTGCGCTCGACGTAGACCGACCGCGGTAGTTCGCGCGGCACGTCCGGCGTGCAGCTGCCACGCGTGCAGATCAGGAACAGTTCCACCGACCCCTCGGTGTAGAACCCGCCGGCGCCACGCACCTTGTCCCAGACCAGCAGCGCCTTGTACACGAACCCCCAGGCGCGCAGGACATCGTAGGGGCCAGGGTCGTCGTAGAGCAGCGGAGCGGGCACCCAGAGCCCCAGAACGGCATCCGGGGTCGTGTGCGCCTTCACCGGCAGTTCGCACAACTGGTCGATCGACATGACCGGGTAGTGCTTGCTCGAGCTCGAGCCACTCGGCTGCGCCTGGCCGTAGGTCCAAGGCGGGTCCGCGAGCCACACCCGATACTGCCCCTCCAGCGCGGCCTGGCCCTGGACGGTGGCCGCGCGCTTGCGGACCCGCATCTCTTCGCGCACCTCGCGCTGACCCCAGCCCTCGGCCACCGCTTGGTCGATCACCTCATCTATAACTATCGACGGTTGCGCGCTGAGCGGGTAGTAGAGGCTGATGTCCACGTCCGCCCGGCGCTGTGCCACCGGCACCCGCCCCAATTGCCGCAAGTTGATCAACGTCTGCCGCGCAAACCCGGTCAGTTCCTGCGCCTGCTCGATGCGGTCGGCCCAGTCCGTCCGGCCATCCCCATAGAGCAACCAGTCCGCGAGCCACCAGCCCGCGCGCAGATAGGACCGCCGCGCGTATTCACCGACCGCCTGGTGTTCGTCGAAGGTCGGCTTGCCCGTCACCCGCAGCCGGGTGGCCGACAGCACGTAGGGACCGATCGTGATCGGCGCGTCGTCGAACGACAGTTTGCGCCCCACGGCTACACCTCGGCCTCTTCCACCGGCGTGCCGCTCGGGGCCGCACTCACCTGGTCCTTGGCAATATGCACGGCCAGCTTGTCCGCGCCCTTCAGCCGGTCCAACCGGATGCCGTTGGCCGTGTAACTGTCCACGCCCTTCTCGGCCATCTCGCGCAGGGCGCTGGCCTTATAGGCCAGTTCGTCCATGCGGTTCTGCGCGTCACTCGACCGCACTTCCGCCAGGCCGTGGCACACCGCGTCCAGCTTCCGGTTCCGCACCTGCTCGGTCCCCGGCAGTTGCGCCTGGCGGGGCAGCGTCGGGCGGGTAGTCCCGCTGCCGTTCGTCATCTTCTGGGCCGTGGGTTTCTTCGCGTCGAACCGGTGCTTCTTCGCCATGTCGCTCCTTCGGAGGTCTGCCGCCGGCCTGCAGCCGGCCGTATTCCGCGATCAGCAGGGCATCCGCGATCGCATGGGTGATCTTTTCCTTCGGGAACCAGCGCTGCGCCAGGATCTTCATCACCCGCTTGTCGCCGGCGTGCGGCACGATCCCCAAGCCGCGCTGCCAGGTCCAGGCCGTGACCAGCGTGTAGGCCACGCCGGCCGCGCGCAGCGCCATCTTCAACCGCCCGTCCTGCTGGCCAAACGTGAACGCGCTCACAACCCCCATCTGGGGCGACGAATGCACCGCCTCGACCCAGGCCCGGCACGGGTGCCCGGCGGCCTTCGCCTCGCGCCGGGCGATCGTCAGCCACGCCAGGAGGTCCGCGTCCACCTCGGGCATCGGCGTCGTCGTCACCACCGTGCCGCGGTGGTCGAGCAGCGCCAGTCCGCCGCTCTTGCCCGGGTCCGCGCCGACGAAGTAAGCCATGCGTTTGCGCGCCGTCATTCTGATCCAGAAGTCGGCTTCGGGGCCACCAGTTTTCCCGGTGATGCCGGCCGGCGCGGAGCCCGCACCCGCTCCGGCAACGGCTCGCCACCGTCGTGGAATTGCTGCGTCGACCGGTCGAACGTCAGGTTGAGTGTGCCGGCGTTCCCGTTGCGCTGCTTGGCCACAATAAATTCAGTGGTGCCGCTGGCCAGGTGGTTCGGCCGATACAGGAACGCCACCATGTCCGCGTCTTCTTCCAGCCGCCCGCTCTCCCGCAAGTCCGACAACTGCGGGCGCGGGTCCATCCGTCCATCCGCGGCCCGGTTCAATTGCGACACCAGAAACGTGGCCACGTGCAGGTCCCCGGCGATCTCGTTCTTGGTCCGGGTGCTGATGTCTGACATTTCGGCGTAGCGGTTGCCCTGGTTGCGCCCCTCGAGCTCGCCCGGGATCAGTTGGGCGTAGTCGATCACCACCAGGTCCAGGCCCCCCTCGGCCTTGATGCGCCGGCACGCGCCACGGATCTGCCGCACCGTCTGCCCGGGCCGGTCGTCGATCAGGAGCTCGAGCGTGCTCAGGCGCTCCATGCCGTCCGCGATCCGCGCGTGGTCCTTCGCCCCCAGCACCCCACTCTGGATCCGCGTGAGTTCGACCCCGGACAAGACCGCCAGCAGCCGGTCCCGTAGATGTTTCACGCGCATCTCCAGCGAGAAGATCACCACCCGCTTGCCGGCCTCGCTCGCGGCGATGGCGGTATTGAGCAGCCACGTGGTCTTCCCCATGCTCGGCCGCGCGGCCAGCACGTTCATGTCCGCCGCCTGCCACCCGAACGTCAGGTCGTCGACCGACTTGAACCCCGTGGGAATGCCGGTCACCTCGCCCTGGTGCGCGTGCCGCCATTCCAAGTCGTCGAACAGCCCATTGATCAGGTCCTTGGCCTTGACGTGCCCGGCCGGGCGCTGCAGATGCAGGTCGAGGATCGCCTTGTCCGCCGCGGCCACGATCGTGTCGGCACTCTCTTCCGCGGCGTAGGCCTGCGACAGGATCCGGTTCGTGGTGTCGATCACCTGGCGCAGCCGATACTTCTCGCGCACGATCGCCGCGTAGTGCGCCACGTTCACCGACCGCGGCACCCCGTCCGTCAGGCTCGCGAGATACCCCGGCCCGCCGACCGCCTCGAGTTCGCCGGTGCGCTCGAGCTCGTCCTTGAGCGTCGTAAAGTCGCACGCCACCTTGCGCTCCAGCAGCCGCACCATGGCCAGGAACAACTGCCGGTGCGCCAACCGGTAGAATTCCTGGCCGGTCAGCGTCTGGTCGATCAGTTCCAGCGCGGTGTTGTCGATCAGCAGCGCGCCCAGCACGCTCGTTTCCGCCTCCAGGCTGTGCGGCAGCGTGTCGTCTTTCGGGGCCTTCTTCACCGGGGCA